AAAGCCGTAAACCACATTGGTGGTACGCCTTATGCGGGTTCTACTCGCTTACTACCCATTGCTAGTGGATATGCAACCAACATTTTCAACGGTTCAATAGTTTCTATTGTAGCCGCTGGTACAATTGAGATTGTCGTAACTACAGGTAATGGTGGTGCTGGTGACGCAGCAGCGTTCCCCGCTGGTACAATTGGTGTATTTGTAGGTTGTACCTACTCAGACCCAGTTACAGGCAACTTAACCTTTAGTCAATATTGGCCATCAGGCACTGTTGCATCAGACGCTCAAGCATACATTGTTGACGATCCTGATGTAGTCTTTATGGCACAAGCAGACGCGGCAGTAACAGCAGTTGACTTAGGTCAGAATACTCATCTAGCAGCGATACAAGCTACTGACACAGGAAGTACCACTACAGGTAATTCTACTAGTGCAGTAACAGCTACAACAAATACTACGGCAGCTTTCGCTTTCCGCATTGTTGATTTTGTAGACAGCCCAACATCGGCTGTAGGTGACGACTTCACAGACTTACTTGTTAAGTTTAATGCTGGTGTTCACTCTTACAATAACTCAACAGGTATCTAAGGAGAATAAATCATGGCAATTTCAAGAGCTCAACTCTTAAAAGAGTTACTCCCAGGCCTTAATGCTTTATTCGGTTTAGAATATGCGCGTTATGGTGAAGAACACAAAGAAATCTACGAAGCAGAATCTTCGGACAGAAGCTTTGAAGAAGAAACTAAACTAGCTGGCTTCGCGGCAGCACCTGTTAAAGGTGAAGGCGCAGCAATTGCATACGATAATGCACAAGAAGCATTCACAGCTCGTTATAACCACGTGACAATTGCTCTAGGCTTCAGTCTTACTGAAGAAGCAGTTGAAGACAATCTATATGATTCTCTTTCAGCTCGTTACACTAAAGCTCTTGCTCGCTCAATGGCAAACACTAAACAAGTTCGTGCGGCCAATGTACTAAACAACGGCTTCAACGCAGCTTTCCCTGGTGGAGATAATGTGTCATTGTTCAATGCTAGTCACCCATTAGTTTCTGGTGGCGTAAACAGCAACACTCAAGCAGTCGCTACAGACTTGAACGAAACAGCGTTGGAAAATGCTGTAATTCAAATTGCAGCTTGGACTGATGAGCGTGGACTGTTAATAGCAGCGAAACCTCGTAAACTAGTAATTCCACCTTCGTTGCAGTTCGTTGCGACTCGTCTATTAGATACAGAGCTACGTGTAGCTACTGCTGATAACGATATCAACGCACTACGTACTAACGGTGCAATTCCAGAAGGATATACTGTAAACCACTTCTTAACTGATGGTGATGCGTACTTCCTTACAACTGATGTTCCTAACGGTATGAAGCATTTCGAAAGAACTCCGCTTACTACTTCTATGGACGGCGACTTCGACACAGGCAATGTACGTTACAAAGCTCGTGAGCGTTACTCGTTTGGTTGGTCTGACCCACTAGGTATGTGGGGTTCTCAAGGTGCTGCATAAGTAGCACTGGCTCGGCGGAAAACCCTGGTGCCATCCTCCACCAGGGTTTTTCTTTTTCTATTGTATAATCATTTTAATAAGTGTAGTATCCTAGTATTCCGGGAAAAATCCGGCTTATTAGACTGTCCCGGCAGACGCATACACGACTAATAAGCTTCACTTTGTATGGAGAAATTCAAATGGCAACAACCACTTTTTCAGGTCCAGTCAATGCTAACAATGGATTTGTAGCTTACTCATTTAACGATGCTTCAATTATTATTGCTAATATTGATAATGTTCTAAACACAACTAATAAAGTAGCTGGTCTACAAGCAGTCGATCTAGATGACGGTATAATTTATACTGCTTCGGGTAGTGCTGCTAATGCTGTATGGTATGGTTCAGACGGTACAACTACAGTAACACCAGCATAATAGGAGATAATTATGTCGTTAGTAGCAAATGACATCGCAGCAGTCAACTTTCTTCAAGCTGATTCTCCCGCCGTTATAATCCCACGTAGAAGTCGCGTTGCATCAATAAGCATAACTACAAGTGGTTCCGCAGGTTCTGTTGAATTAAAAAACGGAGCTAGTGGAACAGTACAATTAAAAATTGTTACTGACGCTAATTCTAGTATGCACGATGTAGTGATTCCGGGCGATGGTATATTATTCGGTTCTGAAGTTTACTGTACATTAACTAATGTAGCTTCAGTAACAGTATTCTATTCGTAGTCTAGTGTTTAGGAGAATATATAGTGGCAACAGCAAAGAAAGCTAAAGCTAAACCTAAAGCTAGAAAAAAAGGCGTATCTTTAGCAGTAGGAAGGGGCGAAAAGCTTCCTGTCTCGAAAGGGGCGGGACTTACTGCGAAAGGTCGCGCTAAATATAATCGTAAAACTGGGGCTAATCTCAAGGCTCCTGCACCCAACCCTAAAACTAAAAAGGATGCGGCTCGCCGTAAATCTTTTTGTGCAAGAATGTCTGGTATGAAAGGCCCCATGAAAGATTCTAAAGGTCGTCCTACTAGAAAAGCAGCATCATTAAAAAGGTGGAAATGCTAATGAGCACCGAACGCGAACTAGGAGAACATTCAGTAGCTATCGACCATATGCAAAAAGATATGGACGAAATGAAAGAAGATATTCGTCATCTAAAAAATGCTGTGGATAATATCGAAACTATGTTATCTGAAATAAAAGGCGGTAGAAAAATGGCTATGTGGTTTTGTGGTGCTATCGGCAGTGCAATTACAACGGTTATATATTGGTGGGCTGGTAAGTAATGCCAGCTAAAAGCGCCAAGCAACTTAAACTAATGCAGGCGGTGGCTAATAACCCTAAGTTTGCTAAAAAGGTAAACATTCCACAGTCTGTGGGTGAAGAATATTCTAAGGAGAGCAAGATGTACAACAAGAAAATGATGATGGGTGGTAAAGTCAAGAAAATGATGGGTGGTGGTATGGCTATGGCTGATAGAACCGGTACTCGTGCTATGGACCCAAGAATGGCTATGGCTATGGAAGCACAGCGTAGACAAGCTGCTATGGGTGGTATGAAAAAAGGCGGGGGCGTAAAAAAGAAAAAAATGAAGAAAGGTGGTATGGTTTCTTCTGCTTCTAAACGTGCAGACGGGTGTGTAACTAAAGGTAGAACTCGCGGTCAAATGAGATAAGGAGAAATAAAATGGCTACTAAAAAAGAAATAGCGGCAAGAAATGCTTATTTAAATAAAAAATTTGAAACTAGTGGTAAAGGCTTTACAAGAAATGGCGACCCAAGAAAAGTTACACCGGGACGTAGATTTAGAAGCACGGAAGACATAGCTAGTGGTAAAGACGTAAAAAGAAAAGGGCGTAGTTTATCTGATGCTTTACGATCTATTAAAGCAACAGCCGAAGAAAAAATAAGAAAAAGAAAAGCAGCAAAAGCAAAAGCAAAAGCTGATAAACAAAAAGAGATAGCCCTAGCAAAACGATTGGATAAACGTAGAGCAGATGCTAGTCGAAATGCTGATAAGCTTGCAAAGAAACCAGATTCTGTTAAAGGTTCTTTGGGGCCTATAGCTTCTTTAAAAAGAAAAAATAAACAAATGGGTTTAAAAACTACGGGTAAAAAAGAAAATAATAAACCCTATACTAAAGCTCAAAAAGACGCTCGTCCTTATGTAGCTAGACCTTTACCAAAAACTAGAAGCGAAATGCTAGAAGAAAAGTTTGGCCGTGTAGGACCAAAAACAGCAAAGCCTGATTCTACTGGACCTAGGAAAAAACGTAGTATAGATGATCCTGTTCCCGGTTTACGTCTGTCTAATCGCAAAAAAGCAATGATAGACGAAAATAAAAGATTAAAAGACAGAACGCTAACGGGTGCAGATGGTAGCAACTACAAAAGTGGTGGTTCTGTTAAAAAATGTAAACGCGATGGTATAGCTATACGCGGTAGAACTAAAGGTAGAATAGTGTGATATGAGAGCCTCTCGTGGAATGGGGATTATAAACCCTAAAAAAATGAAAGCTGGCGGTTCGGTTTTTAAGCCTCATATGATGTATGATAAAAAGACGGGCAAAGCAGTTAAAGCTCCGACTATGGCTAAACATCTAGAGCTAAAGAAAAAAGGCTATGGACACACTAAACCCACTAAAATGAAAAAAGGTGGGAGTGTAAAAGACGCTTGCTATCAAAAGGTAAAGGCTAGTTATAAAGTCTTTCCTAGCGCTTATGCTTCTGGGGCTATTGCTAAATGCAGGAAAAAGAAAGCAGGTAAATAATGGCTGTTCGTAAAACCAAAAAAGGTGCGGCATTAAAACGCTGGTTTAAAGAAGATTGGAAAGACGTAAGAACAGGTAAAGCTTGTGGTAGAAAAAAAGGTGAGACTCGTGGTACGCCTTACTGCAGACCTTCTAAACGTGTTTCCGCTAAAACTCCAAAAACATCTGGAGAGATGACACCAGCACAAAAGAGATCGCGTATAGCTCAAAAGAAAAGACTTGGGCAACCAGCGGGTAAACCTCGTAGAGTGGCAGCGCTTAAAAGAAAAGGTAAGAAATAATGACAACGACAAATACGCACAATTTTAATCTTGATCTTAACTTGCTAGTAGAAGAAGCGTTTGAGCGTTGCGGTGCGGAACTTAGAACAGGCTATGATTTAAGAACGGCTACTCGCAGTTTGAATTTACTTACTATTGAATGGGCTAACCGAGGTATTAATCTTTGGACTGTAGAACAAGCTACTATTCCTCTTGTTCAAGGTACTGCAACATATGATTTACCTACAACTACTATTGATCTTATCAGTCAGGTTATTAGAACAGGGACAGGAACAACTCAATCGGATATAACCATATCTAGAATATCTAATCCCACTTATGCTTCTATACCTAGTAAGAATGACACGGGTAGACCTATACAAGTTTATATAGATAGACAGGCAGCGGTTCCTAAAATAACTTTATGGCCTATCCCAAATGACGGAAGTTATACTTTTGTTTATTGGTTTTTAAAAAGAATTGACGATGCAGGCACGGGCGTTAATACCCAGCATATACCCTTTAGGTTTTTACCTTGTATGGTTGCTGGACTTGCTTATTATCTATCACTAAAGATTCCAGAAGCAGGACC